ATAAAGTCTGCTCTGTACTAGTTCTGGATCTACTTTTGGCATTACTGCCGCAAGTTTAGATAGAGGGTTGCCATCATAAGCAATACCGCTAATGTCATTGGTTTTAAGCCATTCACAGGCTGCTTTTAAATCTTGGGTAGAAGCTTCGCCACTTTTGACCCGCTTGAGGAATTCTTTAGTGACGAGGTTATGTAATTCGTTAAATTGGGCTTCAGTGGCTTTTTTCATCTTCTTCCTCCGTAGTTTATTGGTGCATCATCTAAAGTTCCTGATGCAAGTTTTCGTTGATCTGCTAAAGCCATCATTGTTGCAATAGACATCAGTAAGGGACGGTTTAAAGCAAATGAAGCAGCAGTTTTTTCAGGTTTGATTTTTAACAGTCTTTTTAATAATCTTCGACTATGATCAGGTATGCCATAGTTACCTTTCTCAGGTAACTTTCTTCCATACCTACCTGTGTCAGGTCTATATAATCTTTTACTTGGCTTTAACTTCTTATAAGAGTCTCTTAGCTTATCTAATTTAAGTTTATATTTGTCACCCTTTTTCATATTATCTAAAGCATTTTTAATCATCTCAGCAGCACGATCCAACAAAGCATCTTCAACTGCACCTGGACCTTTAGGAACTATATTGTTATATGGTTTTATTCTTAAAGATCTAATATTGTTAAATGCTGTCATAAAATTTAGCTCCTTGGAAATAAGTTATTTTTAATTAGGCTTTTTTTATTTTTAGATCTTTTTTAGATTTGTTTTTTGCAAGTTTTATTCCATACCTTCTATTAGCTCCAGGTAACTGATCAATAAAACTTTCAGCTTCTTTTCTAGTTTTAAATGTCCCCTCATTAATTTGATTATTTTTATCAATAACGTTGTATGGCATTTATCCTCCTGGGAATAAGTTATTTTTAATCAGTTCAACTGCTTTATCATCAATGGTATTGTCAGTGGACTCTGCGTATGCTTCGAGTAGTTGTATAACTAACTCTTTAACAGCAGAAGAACTGAGGAATGCCATGAGGATGGGCTTGATAAGTACAATCATTATTTAGTAGTGGTAGTTTTTTTAGATGTTTTCTTTGCTTTAGCTTTCTCTTCAGCTTCTCTTTTAGCTCTTTGATCGCTTAATGTGCTCATTTAAAATAGTCCGAATTTCTTTTTAGGTTTTGTGGGTGGTTGTGTTTCTTTTAGATATGCAGAGATAGGTATAACATCGCTACACATACTTGCTACACGGCTACCAGGCTTTAACATAAAACCCTTAGTTTGTAAGTCTGCACATTTCAATGCTCTGACTAATTCGTAGTCAAGACGCATCTTTTCTTCTTGTCTTGCAGCGATGGAGAGACAACGTTGTAATCCTCTACGGTCCAAAGGAACCATAAAGTTTATTTGTGCTCCCCAGTTCTCAGCAACGGTATATGTTTGTTGAATCATATCCTCATCAAATGGAGTCGTATGATTTCCCATATAGAATGGAGAGAAAGTCATCGTACTTCCATTGCACGAGATATTGGGTCCGTAGTGCTGTCTCGACGGTGCTCCATTGTTTTGGAATTGCACCGCTTGATTGGTTACATTTCCAGTGGCAGCAGCCACGGGATTACTTACGTTATTGTTCTCTTCCTCCGCTTTAACAGGTGTTACTGAGAGAAGACTGATAAGGAGACCGTAGTAGAGGAGACATCTATTTCTCTGTCTATTACTTCTACGGATAACACCTGACTTGCTGCTCTTGATACCACTTCTAGTGAGAAGGGATCTCCAGCTGTGTGTAAGGTGTAGATTGAATCTGAGTCGGCTAAACCTCCTGAAGAAGCTGAAGTATGAGTTATGTTTTCGCCACTCCACTTGTTCAAAGCTGACCCGTAAGTAGTTGTCGTTATTTCCTCCACAATTTCTTGAGTAGTCGTGGTTGTACTGTTCATCGAACCCTGAGTGAAATTTGGGGTTACTAATTCTGCTCTTGCTGCTGTGGGTGATGCCAGTAATAAGAGTACTAGCCATTTTTTCATGTTTCTTTTTTCTTTGCCATTGGACAATCAACCGTTTTACCGTTGCCGTTTTTATTACCAGTGGTTAAACCGAATGTTGCTAAGGCTCCAGTAAAGACCGAAGCTACAAAAGTTATATCTGAGTTACCAGATTTCTTAACCATAGGTATATCAACATAATTTAAGGTTATGACCCTCAAATAAAGCCCGACCAAACCACCACACCAAGACGAACAAAAGTACCAAGCACCTGAATATGGTGTTCAGTATCTTCTGCTGCATCTTTTAATTTGGTGAGGAGGTTTTTTTTCGGGCTTTCCTCTTTTCCTTCCATTTATCAATTTTAGATTGAAGTTGTTTTTGAACTTTCTTTTTAATTGGTTCAAATAAAGATGAAGTAACTGAAGTAGTTGCTACCGCTACAACAGCAGTAGTAACAGCAGTCACTACAACCGCTGTCTCAGGTACTGGCATCTTTATATCTAGAACTGGAATTTTTAAACTGGGTGGCTCTTGCTGTTCTGTAGATTCTTCCTTGACATCTTCAGGTGCCTCCAAGTCACTCGGAGGTATAACCATTGGTTTATACGATGGTATCCGAGCTGTTGGAGGTTTGAAGTAAAGAGCATCAGGTTTAGGTAGTGTTGCTCTAGGTAGATATATTTTAATACTTAGATTTCCCTAAAGTAACTGCTGCATCCTGTGCGGAGAAATCTTCACTTCCCCAAATACTTGTTGTACCGTCTTCTTTCTTATAAGCCTTGATAATTTCAAGGTGTTCTACGTTGCGTTTGATTTCTTCTTTTTGAGCGTCTGTTTGAGAAGAAAGAGCAGCAAGTGTGTTGATTACTGTAACGCTATCTCCAGCATTAGTGAAGATAGTTGCCACTTCGTCAGTTGTACGTTCAGCCATAATTAAGACTCCTCTTCTGTAGTTTGTTCTGTTTCAATTGTGTTCTCATTCTCTGCTTTAGCGAGTTCATCTAAAAGTTTTAGTGCTCCATTTATTTCGTTAAATCTAGCAATGAGTTGATTTCTTTCTTGTATTAAGTTGTTAGCTTTTTCTTGGATGGTTTCCATTTTTAGTTTTTTAATAATTCAATTTCTTGTTTGAGTTCCTGTATTGCTTTTACAAGAATAGGTATCAATTTGCCAGGTGTGGCTTCAAGTTTATCTGGATTATTATCCATGACTAAACCTAGATAATCAGCATCATTATCTTGTTGTACTTGTTGGAAATCTTGTGCAATAAAACCTGCTTCATAAGTTCCATCTTTTGCTATTCCTTCTCTTGAATCCCATTTAAATTTGACTGGTTTAAGAGAATTAATAAAGTCTAATCCTAGATCTAAAGTATTAATATCTGTCTTATCTCTTCTATCTGAAAGTGCAGTAATACTTGTTACTTGACAACGTAGGGTTGCAACATTGCTATCCCCAATAGTTATTTCATTAGAAACTGTTGCTGAACTAGCTGCGGCATTAGCACCTATTAAAGTGTTGTTAGATCCAGTTGTAAGATTATTTGTTCCTGTATGTCCAGCTTGGTCTCCAATAAACGTGTTACTAGATCCAGTTGTGACATCAGCCCCTGAATAGTAACCCGCACAAAAGTTATAACTTCCTGAAGTGTTTTGATGACCAGCATATCTTCCAATAAATGTACCTCTGGTTCCTGATGTATTGCTTTGAGCTGCGGTATTACCTATAGCAATGTTTGACCAAGCTGTACTGTTTTCTAAAGTATTAGCACCAATAGCTACGTTTTGACTTCCATTACCGTGATTCTGAGCTGCTGAATGACCAATAAAGGTATTTGAACTAATCCCACTGTTTGCATTTTGTCCTGCATACGCACCAATAATGGTGTTCCTATTTCCATCAGTAAAAGTCTTACCTGCTCGCCATCCTATGAAAGTATTATCAATAGAATCTGTTAAATTAGTACCAGCGTCATATCCCAAAACAGTATTTCTTACACCTGAACCACCAGATACGTTTACTGATATAGCATCTCCAGCGTTAGTACCACCTACAGTGTTTTCACCAGAGTCAGAACTAAGTCCTCCTCCTCCTCCTCCTGCTGCTGCTTCCCAACCAGCTTCACCGTTTGCATCTAGTGTTAATACATAGTTATCAGTAGCTGTACTATCTTTAATTACAAAATTAAGTCCAGGTATTCTGAATTTGCTTATATTTGTATTACCTAAAGTTATCTCATTAGAAACAGTTACCGCACTAGCCGCTGCATCATGACCCAATATTAGATTGTTAGATCCTGTAGTTAAAGCATCACCTGCACTTTCCCCTATGAAAGTATTAGTACCTCCAGTTGTAAGTGCGTAACCTGCTTTTCTACCTACTGCTGTATTTTGATCTCCTCCAGCTCTAGCACATAAAGCTTCAGATCCTACTGCTGTGCAATAGTTTCCTGAACTGTCTGAAGTATCTCCTTTTAAAGCAAAATAACCTATAGCAGTATTATGTGCTGAATTACCATTATCACCGTCATTTCCCTGAGCTAAGGCACTAGAACCAATAGCGGTGTTATAGGCACCTCCATTTTGAGTACCTGCTGCACCTCCTATTGCTACAAAGTGGCTTGCTGGGTTTTGATTCCTTAAAGCTTCAGCACCGATAGCAACTATGTTACTTCCAGTTGAAGCACGACCTGCGAAAAATCCTATACATACTGCACCAGCTCCCCACGGGTTTTGAGTCGTATATGCAGCACCAGCATCATCACCTATAAAAACTTGGTAATTTGAAGTTGTAACACCCTTTCCAGCACCATTACCAATACATATTGTGCTACTACCTGTAGTGATAGCCTTACCAGCATCATGTCCAAGGCACATATTATTATCGCCCGTAGTAATAGCAGCTCCAGCATCTTGTCCAATTAGCGTGTTATTTGTAGCAGAAGTACCACTAAAACTACCTCCAGCGTTACTACCTCCAACTGTGTTTCCTTGTCCGTCTGAGCTAAGGCCACCACCACCACCGCTAACAGTAGACCAAGTATTGTCACCACGTAAGTATGTAGATGAACTTGCAGTACCAGTAGCAGAAAGTTCAGCAACTCCTATAGCGTCATCAGCTACTTTTGCATTGGTGATAGCATCGTTATCAATAGTCCAAGTAGCACCAGATGAACTTACTGTTATATCACCTTTGTCGCCATCTGATACACCACCAGAAGCAGCAGCCCAAGTTAAACCACCAGTATTACCTGATTGAGCTTGTAAAAAATAACCATTAGTAGGTGAATTACTTACTTTTAAATTAGCTTCATCAACAATATTATCTGCAATAACTGTTGCACCATCAGCTGTTGAAGTAACTTCTCCAGAGTGATTAGGGTGGACATAGTTATTAGCACTAGCTGCTATTGCGTTTAACTTAGTGTGATCTGCATCAGTGAATACATTGCTATCAGAAGCTGCTTCAACAGCGGCTCGAATTTCTGCATTGGTTTGATCGGCTGTTGCACTAGCTTCTATACCGTCTAACTTTGTTTTTAAAGTATTAGTAAAGTTATTTTGAGTAAGACCGCCATCACCTACTGAGTAGGTTGTATTGGTATCAGTAGAAGTAAACGTAATCTCATCATTAGTAGCATTAGTTGTAATGGTGACATTCGTTCCACCAACTAAAGTTACTGTGTCTGTTGCTGAATCAGCCGCTACTGTTGTTTGTCCACTAACAGCAAAATTAGAGAAAGCATTTTGGTTGACATCTCCACCAGCTCCTGCGGCAGCCCAAGTTAAACCAGTAGCAGTACTACTATCAGCTTTTAAAATATATCCATTTGTACCTACAGCTAAAGCACTTGGATCTCCTGAACCATCACCTACTAATAATTCACCCTTACCATCTAGGTCAGAGTTCATTACTGCACCAGCGGCATTGACGTTTGTTGCGTCAGTTACGTCTGCATTGGCTTCTATACCGTCTAACTTAGAGTGATCAGAATCAGTGAATACATTAGAGTCTGAAGCAGCTTCTACAGCAGTTCTAACTTCTGCGTTAGATAATTGTGTATTGGTATCTGTAGTTTGAGCAACCCAATCTAAATTTCCACTACCATCAGTTTTTAGTACTTGGTTAGCAGAACCATCTGTATTAGGAAGGGTTAATGTA